TGGCAGCAACCTCACCGCGATAGATCATCTCTTCGCGTGTCAAAGGTCTTTGGGCCTTGTTGGTGGTAAAGGAACGTTGGCAGCCTGCGGAGCTACTTGGACAGAGCCTTGTAGCTGCGTAGGTTGTTGTTGAGGAGCCGGGGGCGATGCACCACCGGAGAGTGAACCACCGAGACCAGTCAGTAGGCCTGCTAGGAACCCACGCTTGTGGGCACCATCAGTTGCGGGATGCGTGCTCGCCCCTCCATACATCGGAGCATCTGCTGCCGGATGGATAGGGTTACTGGCGCTTCCGGGTAGGCCTAGAGCTGTCTGGATGCCGGTAGGGTTAGAGGAGTGTCCTTGTGCATCCACCCAGCCGCCCAACGGGTCCCATTTGAAGCCGCTCGGCGTAGTGCCAGGAGCGACGCGTTGTGGGGCTTGAGGGGCGGGCTGGGCCGCAGCTTGGGGCTGGGTAGCCTGAGCTACTTGAGGGTTATCACCCACGCGAGCAGCAGGAGGAACGATAGGCGAGACGCCGTTTCCTGGCTGCTGCATCGGGTTAGGCCGCTGCTGAACGAGCGGAGAGGCGCCAACTGGAGTGCCAAACCACGAGGTAGGTTGCGGAGTGGGTTGTGGGTTGCCTTGCGGGAATGCCCCCGGAGATTGGCTGCGCTGCTTAAGCTGGTAAATCGCCGCCTCTTCGGGAGACATACCTTGCGTGGGGTTTGAAGCCCACATCGGAGGCTGTATTTTCTGCCTTGGCTGATCTTCAGCTAGACCCTGATTTGGATTACCATTACCAAAGATGCTGTCAAAAATGCCCATAGTTACCTCGGTGACACGATGACGCGATCTTCTGTCGGGGTCGTGCTTTCAGCAATCGTCATCTGACGCTGCTCAATATCAACCTTGTTAGCGACGTCGGTATCCTTGCGCTTCTCGTCGCGGAGCTTCATCTGGTTCTCGAATGTCTGCTGGAGCTTATCGAGAGACAGCTTCATCTGCTCCATCTGAGCGTGAACCTGAACCTTCTCCATCGACGCCTGCGCTTGCATCTTCGCGGCTTCGGCCTTCGTCTGGTCGGCCTGAACCTTACCCATAGCAATCGGGTCGGGCTGCGGCGGCTGCGGAGGCGGAACTTTGTTCGGAGGTGTCAGATAGTCGAGATAGTTGTAGATGCCTTGAGAGATAGCGACATCAGCAGCCATCTTGAAGCGGCCGTTCATTTGGAAGCAATGCGAGAGCTGCGGGTCTTGATTGATCGTTACCGCCCACTGGACGCGCTTCTGTGCTTCTTTCTCAAGCTCGCCGTAGCCTAGGTGCATGCTCACAGTAGCAGCTCGACGCTCTTTCCAGCGCGACGGGTCTACTGGTTGCCAATTACCAGCAACATCCACAATCTTCGGATGGCTCTCTTTGGCGATGACTAGGTTATAAATCTTAATCCACAGCGGCGTCAGGAAGCCAATAGCGAAGTTACGCGCAATGATCTTCTGGCGGGTCATGGAGAGAGACACGAGGTCCTCGACCATGCCTTGAGAGTTCTGCTTGCTGATAGCGTCCTTGTTCAGGCCCTTCGACAGCGAACTGATGCCCGAGGTCTCTTCGCTCTTCTGCTGCAAGAGCTGGAGCGTTTGGAAGACGAATGGGTTCAGATTAGGTTGCAGAAGCGGAGTAACAGCATCAGGACGAGTAATATTGACGATACCCCCAAGTCGATTATCGAGTAGTTCACGTGGATTTGTGAGTCCACCCTTAAGAACTTGATATCGCGGATTTGTAGTGACTGAGGTGTGATCAACAATCGCGCGAGTGAGGACCGTGAAGGCATTCTGCGTAGGCACCATTCGCATAGCGAAATTGTTGCCATAGAAAGAATGAGGTATAGGGAGGGGAGTAAAAACAACAAATGGGTGCTCGTCAACTTCCGTAATCTCCAGCGTGTTGTGACCGCAGCGAACCACCTTGTAAGGCTTCGCGCGCTTGTCGTCTTTGAACTGGAGCATGGCGTAGCATTCAGTCACGATCACATGGCGCAGCTCGTCTTGTAGCGGCGTGCCATCAATCGCCTGAACGCCAGCGTCGATCTGCTGGAAGCGGGCGAGTAGTTCCGGGTTGGTCGAGAGCGTCGTCTCGTCCTCAGCCGTCCACTTGTCGATCTTCTTGCGGTCGTAGCCCATCGAATTGACGAGGTAGTCGACCGTCTTGAGTGACTTGTGGCAGCAGAAGACGTTCTTGTTGAGGCTGCGCGCTTGCGGCTCGACGCTGAACTCTTCCGGGTTGATGACCTCGATACGAACTTGGCTTTTGTCGATCTTCTTGGTGATCTTACCTTTGAACAGGTCCGGGTCATCGTCGTGAGCCGTGGCGTCCATGTCGTCAACGTCGGGATGCTCGGCCAAGGCCTCAGCTTCCTCGCGAGGCAAACCCTCGAACTCTTCCTCTTCGTATTCGATCAGCTCATCCCAGTAGACCTTAGCGACGCCTACGCGGGCAATAAGCCCATCGTGAATGACATCAGAGAAGATTTGGTATCCATCATTCTGACGAAATAGAACGTAATCGGTATACTTCGAGGCAATCATAGCGTCATCGACATCTTCCGGCCCGTTCGGGTCGAACTTGATGATGTCTTTGCCGGCAGCGAATACTTCGAGTAGCTGGGCCTTCATACTCTCAACAGCGTCATAAACATCAGTCGAGACGAAGGTTGCTGAGCCTTTGTTCTGGCGAATAGGTAATTCACCATTGTAGTATTTCATGGTCCGCTCGCGCTCTGTGGCAAGCTTACTATTGAACCATCCGACCGCTTCGCTGATCTTACTGTCAATGATCGGACCAAGGGTCTCTTCTGTCAGGTGTGCTTTATCAACCATTGGTCTCAGATCGCTTCTATATACCAGTCATCGCTGACTTCAATTGGGACAAATTTACCATCGTGAATATGGTTTGCGAGGGCGAGTGACATGACACAATCGTCATGCTTACCTTCTTCTGCTTCTAGTTTGCCTGAAGGCGACACAACGTAACTGAGCATCTCTCGGAGCGTCGTCTTGTCGTCGAGATGTATCTCGCCTTCTCTCAGTGCCGCACGAAGACGGTCGATGACAAGTGGTTTTGTCTTGACATTGGTATGGAAGCCGATAACGTAGCTCTCGTTGTCGACGAGCTGCCCTTCACCAACTTCTGTATAAATATTAGGATAAGCCAGATCGCGACCCAGGCGGATAGCTGTAAGCAATCCATGATTATTCGCTTCAACAACCACGCGTGCTTCATTGTAATAGAACCCTAGATCGTTGAGGATGTCCCCGAAGTAGTCAGGCATGACATAGCCACGCCACGTCGCAACTTGGTTCTTCTGGCTATCTAAGACTTGCGCGACGGAGTAATCGCGACCCTTGATGCCAAGAGCAACGTCTGCTCCGATGTAATAACGCTCGCTGGGGTCATGCTCTTTGTATACGAGCAGTTCACCGCGGATGTGCTGCTTGAAGGTGCCTGCCTCGTTCGTCATGCGATACATAGGCTCTTCGGCGTCTTGAAGCATCTGGTAGATTTGATCGGGATTGAAGACAGGCATACCAGAGGCGATGAAAGCCTCGTCGGCGTTGCTAGGATATTCCTGTTGAAACTGTTCGCGGCTGGTTGAAGAGATACGTTGGCGGCGGAACATAAGCTGGCCGTCACTGAGGCCATAGCGTTCAACTAGGCTCTTCTCTTCCCAGGTAATTTCGAAGTTAGCGGGCGGCTCGACGAAGTATTCAGGGGAGTCGAACCACGGGCTGAAGAAGGGGATGAACCCATTCTCACCGCGTATCGCAGCGCTCCACAATTCGTAGAACGGTCCGCTCATGCCGTTGGCCGTGCTCTCGACGAAGATAGCCGTGCCCTTTGTGTCAGGGACGGTGGCGAGTAGCGCGTTCAGGTTGTCTGCGGCGCTGATCTTCGGCCAGAACGCTACTTCGGAGAGGTGGGCGTGGGTGATGGTTTCGCCGCGAGCGATAGCATCGCCGCCAGCGGTTGCGACCATGAGGCTCGTATCAAGCGCGCTAAAGGAGAGTTCGCGTCTAGAGCTGTATTTGGTAGCTGGCTTAACGGCATCTGGCATAAGCTCGTGGGTTCGCTTATACATGTCGAAGAGGGCTCTGGTAGAGTCTGCAACGTGGGCAACAACCAATCCCTTCTTGGCTCTGTGCTGTGATAGCTTATGGTATAGCCACGCATGCACGTAGGTCGAGAAACCCTGCTGACGCGCTTTGAGGATGATGACCCGGACCCTTCCGGTTGTCTCCATCTGGTTCTTGATGAGCGTGTCGAGCTTCTCTTGGGGTCCATTGAGGACGAGTTGCTTTACCTCGCCCTCTTTGGTTCTGATGTTAACGCATTTCTTGGCGTAGAAAGTAAAGTCGTCACGCAGCCGTTTCCTGACCGCGAGAGCGGCTTCAACCTTCGTCGTCATCTGCTGTTAATTCCTCAAGCCATTTCTCGGCCGCGTTGACCGTCACTTCGCTCTTCGCTACGGGCTTGGCCATCGTGAAGTCGAGGAGCGTTTTGGCTGCTTGTAGTTTCGTTTGGGGATGCGGACCGCGCATTACGGTGATGACCTCTAAGAGGGCCTGTTCGGCCACTTCGCTAAGGTCGATCTTCTTCTTGATCTGTTCCATGTCTTTCCGTGCTTGCGCCCTTGCCTTCTCGACTAGCCGGGTGGTTTTAGCCATCGTGAGGCCGTTGGCGATACCTAGAGGCGCGTGAGACGTTTCAGGGTTTCGCGTTCCGTGGAGGCGGCGGTTCAGCCAACTAGCCATGCCCGGCATCAGCATATGCGGCTGAACCTTTGCAGGCTTCCGTCTCTTCTTCTTCTTGTTACCCGAATTGTATTTCTTTGGGGGACGCCGAAGCGCCCCCTCCTCGATTTCGATCAGCCGCCCATCGGTGGACGGAATGATGCGTTTCATTCTTTTTCCGCCTTGAGTTTCAGCAGGCCTTCGAGCCTTGCCCTGGTGACCTTCATCACCTCTTTACCGCCCTTGATATGCTTCATGGCCTCGTTGATATGGCCCCGATGCGTAGCTGTTCCGGTGGTATCGAGGCGAACGTTGAGGTCGTGCAGAGCTGTTTTTGCATGGGGCTGCTCAGTCATAATCTGGCTGATGACCCTATGGCGCTCGTTCACGTTGTTCTTGATCTGCTGCTCGTAAGCGGCGTGGTTATTTATGCCCTCAAGCGAGCGCGTTACGGAGTGTCCAGCGGGGCTGTGGACAGTGATATGACCAGCCGCATGAGAAGCGCTTGGAGCTTTAGGAGCACCATGGCTCTTGTCAGCGCCGCCCGTAGTATGGTGGGAGGTGCTGGCCTTCGCGTGGGCCGCTTTCGCTACCTTGGCCGCTTTGATCTTGGCTTGCCGAGCAGAGGCTTTAGCCATCTTGGCTTCTGCCACTATCTTCGCCTTTGACGCAGCCTGAGCCGCGATGTCGGACAATTCGACAGCCTTACCGCGCGCGTCTAGCTTGGAGTGCGGTCCGGCTTTCGGTGCT